CCTTATCTTCTCCCTCTTCAGGCTCATGATCTTCCTGTCCATTATTAGAAGGTAGTTCTTTAACCTCTTTTAATTCAGTTACTGAAGAAGCATATTCCGTAAGAGCTTTAGCAACAGCTTCAGCTTGCTCTTGAGTAATAGTAGTTTTAGATTCACCTTCTAATAAACTTACTTCAGAACCATTAATAGCATTAATATGTCCATCTACATTAAGCTTAGGCTCTTGTACTTCTTCCTGAATTTCTCCACTAGCAATAGCTGCTTGTCTCTTCATATCATTAAGTTTATCAACTCTATGATTTTTATGAACCTGCTCAGCAACTACATATAGATCCATTGAAGGAGCTTCTTTCGTAACATCACCTTCTGCGTTCTTCATTTCGATATTCATATCATTATTCTCCTTTAATTATGATTAAAATTCACCAATATTAACTCTAAGCTGAGTTTCAGACTGTAATTTAAGTTTTACGTTTGTATATATTCCAGATGCTGTAGTAGGATCTAAAATATAAATAGCATAATGATTTCTAAAAATAGAATTAGTATCGGTAATAAAAGATAATATTCTATCAGACATATTAATATCTAATATATATCTAAGAATATCTTCTAATTTAATATCATAAGCAGCCATATTATAAACAATTTTATTTGCATTTTGGTGAATTAAAATCCACTTAGGATCAATATACTGCTTAGATTGATACATTGTATTATCTTTAATTCTATAAGTAGTTGGATCATTATCCAAATAATTCGTAATCTCATCTACATGATTAATGATATACCTTGTAAAAAAATCGATCATATGATCAGTAAATCTAGATACAAAAATATCATATAGAATAGAAGTAATACCATATAATTCATCTATACTAATAGAATTAATTTCAGGAGAATATTGAAGCTGATAAAAATTACAAATAATATTGATGATTTCTTGATAAGTTTCAGTTCTACAATCATCAATCTTATCTTTATAATCAGGAGAAGCCTGATATACTAATTGAAATTGTCTTTCTAATACGTCTACCATATTAGGCATTGGTGTATTAAAAGGTCTAAATCTCATATTTAAAGAGTCACCAATTACATCGAGAATATACTGAGATTCAAATCGACTTAAAATAGTACCAATGGCACTATCTGTATCAATTGAACCAACATAATTCTGGTACATGATAAATACCTCCCTATATAAATTTATTATTAATAAGAAATATTACTTCTCTAAAACCAAGCATTATACAATAGTTTTCTAAAATGTAATATTCTACAAAGCTTTGGTGCTAGAGGAATTACCTCTAGCACCATTGCTCCGATTATTATGAAAAGTTACATTTTATTCTGACAATAATTACAATTAAAGCCACCTATTACTCTAACCATAATCACTATCATTATTATATTGTTTAAAAAATATTTCTAGATTTTATAATTAATCCCACCATTGAGACAGATTTCCAGCTAAAACACTATGTCTTGGATTAACTGTACCTGTATCAGGATCAAACATTTCATCATAAGTATCCTCATCATCAGCATTAAAGACTTCAGTTGGAAGTTCAACGAACATTCCAGTTCTTCCATCAATAACCATTGATTCTTCCAAACCATAAGCCTCACAATAAGCTCTCCTTAAAACAGTATCTCTCATCATTTCAGCATTAAGTTTATTCTGTTCAAACTTTCTAGTTTCATCAGCAAACTGAACTGCAGTAATGAACTTGGAATTTTCGTCTACGAATTTCATAACTTCATCCATAGTAGATCCTTCTTCATAACTTACTAAAGTTTGAGGATCTATTTTTTCTACAGATTCTATATTATCTTCTAGACTAATTTCATCTAATTCAGTATCAGCATCAGTCATAAGAGAATTTTTCATAATACCAAAATTCTCCGCTAGATTATGACCATCATACCATACATACAAAGCCATCAGATAAGAGAATACCTGGTCATCATGAGATTTATCAGAATGCTCAACTTTACCATTCTTCTTAGTAACCATACCAGACATTTCTTGATGTAGAATTGGAGCAATAAATTTATCTTTATGATACATTACTCTTTCAAATAAGATTTCAATTAGACGATTTCTTATAGCAGGAGTAGAGTACAAACAATACACTCTCATTTTTCTCTTCTCTTTAACCATATTCATTCCGTCAAATTTATCTTCTACAACTCTATCTTTAATTTCCCAGTATAGATTACGTTTAACAGAAGTTTTCTTAAGCATTGCTACAACAGAAGAACCATAACCACCATTAGTCTCGATATTAACTATAGCATTGCTCATATATTTAGTAACTAATTCGTAGATAACCATAGCAAGATCATCTGCAGGAATAAAGTTACAATTCATTGTAGCACCAACTTTAGTAGTCTTAGAATCTATAACCGTAATAGCAGAAGAATCTTTATAAGTACAACCAGAAACGTCAACTCCAATTATAGGAGGATAATTAGTATCAATATCATCATAAATATTAAATTGATACTGACCAAACCTGCCAAAGAAAAGAGTTCTTATAGGAACCTTAAGATAGGATTTGATTACATCAAGATCCTCAGTAGAGAAAGGACAATCAGTAGCAGTCTCAGCCCATTCAAGTAAAACTTCTCGTCTGATTGCAGGCCATTCATTGTTCATTTCCCTGGCAATCTTATTAAAGTAATCCATTGAAGATCCTAATTGTTGGAAAGTGTATACAACTCTAAAGAATGTACTATTAGGATTAGAATCTCTTAAGCCAACCAACTTATCATATGAATAATCATAATAATCTTCTTTCCATTCTGTAGCATTATTACGTAATTCAAATGCAAATGTACCAGAATCTGTAAGAAGATCACCAGGAGTTGTAGTTAATAGAATACCATAAGGTGATCTATTATTACGAGCATTTTTACTAGCAGTAGAAAATGCAGGAGTAGCAGCAAGATAAACTTCTTTATTGAAAGGAATGAAAGCAAACTCGTCATAGTATTGTAAAGGCATTGTAGAACCACGACCCAAGTTATTAGCTGATTCTTTAGTTCTAGCAGAAGGGAATGTAGTAATTTTGTTGTTATTGAAAGGATTCTGTATAGTAACAACTGTATTAGGAACTTTAAGCTTCTTTCCTTCAGAATTTATAGCAGAATCAAACTGTAAGTAAGAAGGTAAAGCATCTCTAATATCTTTTAATTGCTTCAAGTTTTTCTTAGATCCTGTATGATCTTTATGCATAAACATAATCTCAGAGTTAGTAGTAGCAAAGTTATAAACCCAAAGATATCTACATAATGCTGCAACAGTTTTACCATGCTGACGAGGCATCTCTACAAACATATTAAAGTTAATTTGGAACAAGAAATTCATCGCTAAGTTACCACGATTTAATTTATATCTAGCACCAGCATTAACTTGTCCACCTTGGTCAGGTATTCTTACTACTTCTCTAAGAAAGTACCAGTAATTAATACGGCACTCATTCATAATTCTAGCTTTCATATATTGAGGTAGAAGAGGATCTCTAGGATCTATTCCTTTCAATCCAGCATCATACAATATCAAAAAGAAATCATTGTTTTGTATTCCTTTAGATTTCAAGTAGTTATGCATATCTATAAAGGACTGATTAGTAGTCTCTTTATGAATATGAACTGTTGTTGGAGTAATCATATTCTGTAGTACTGCCATGATTCTACCTCCTTTCTACCAATATAGTATTAGTATGTGAATATAATCAGAAATAAATTCTCCCAAGAGATATACTCTTGGGAGAAATATAATTATTATATATAAACTTCACTTCTTCCTTTATTGTCATTATAATGAGTATTAATCTTTTCCATTTCTTCATCAAGAATACCATTAGAAAGATTATACTTATCGATTAAGAAATGATAGCGTTTATCAAGTTCTTTAATCTGGAGATACTCATCTCTCATATGCTTTTGACCATTGTCAAGTGATCTAGCAAACTCAATTATCTGCCATCTTATTCTAGAGATTTCATCAAGTTCATTAGATCTAATAAGGTTTTGTATAGTTTTACCTTGATCTTCAGTCTGTATTCTAACTTGATCGATTTCATTCTTAAGTTCAACTTTAGTCTTTTCAAGTTCATCCGTGATTTCTTTCTTCATAGTTTTCATTTCATCACGGATAGGACCGAAGAATATTTTACCTAGCCATTTAATCGGATGTAAAGGAATAGGAACAATTTCAAAGAATATTCCAATGATAGCAATTATACCTAATAGATGATCAAACATCCAATTTAAAATTTGGGCAAGGGTAATATTTTCCATATGCTTATTTTTCCTTTCTCCTATATATCGAAAATATAGGTTATTTATATTAGTGTTCTTCGAACACACTAGTTTATAATAGTAGAAAAAATCAATTATATACTATATAAATGATATGGATATAATTGTATATCCTAATTAGCCAAAAGGAGGTAAATAAAATGGGAAAATGGCTAAAAAGTTGTACAAGTGGTGCTACATACAATCTTTCTTCCATCTATGAAATCAGATGGAAAGAAAATACCAGCACCGTTGCACCTGCAAGATTTGAATTGCAGATAGAAGGTGCAAGTATTAACGAAATCATCTTTCGGTGTGATACTGAAAGGGAAAAGGATTTTGTTGATAAGCTTATCGAGGATTTTATTTCATCTACTGATAAGCAGTTTTTGAAAGTCGCAAAATCATATTCATAAGAAAAAATAGATCGTGGTAGGGATTTACATCCCTACCACTATTTATTTTTTATCAAAGTTGAAAGTTTTAATTGTATAATATAAATATGATATAGTAGAAGTAACTAAAAATTTATTGAAAGGAGATTTGTTATATGTCATTAAAAGTATTTTTATCTATCACCCAAAATAGATTATTACTTTTAAAAATGCTAAAGTACAAAGATATTAATCATCTTTGTATAAAAGCATTTGATCATAAAATCCATTTATATATTCATAATATATTTGGATATTTCCTGATTTTATAATTATAATATAATCTCTCACCAAATCTCTATATTCAAAAAATTTAGTTATCTTCTACTATATCATTATATTATTGTGTAAAATGCAGTAGGATTTTATTCCTACTGCATTTTATTTTTTATCAAAGTTAGAAGTTTTAATTGCATAATATAAATATGATATAGTAGATAGATAGTTATAGAAATATTAAATAAAATTTGGAGGTATTAAATAATGAAAACGACTAAGTTTAAGTTAGCTGTTTCTATGCTACACCATAAAGACGTTAATAAAATCATAGTCATGAAAATTAATAACAAATATCATTTTTGTATAAAAAATGTTATTTGCTATTTAATCATCATTTAATTTTTATATCTGATATCCAACTATCATATTCCTCTTAAATTATATATCTATATACTATCTTCTACTATATCATTATATTATTGTATAAAATGCAGTAGGATTTTATTCCTGCTGCATTTTATTTTTTGTTTAGAAACCTTCATCATCACCAGAATACATGTCACTATTATCTCCATCTTCAGTAGATGGATTCTTCTTAGATTCAATATTAACTTGAGCAGCAGCAAACAGTTTATCATATTCATCATATCCAAGATATGTTCCAAGAACACTTCTCAGATATAGATTCTTAAATTCCTTATTAACTTCATCATCACCAGTACCATGAATATCAATAATCTTATCTGCCATACCAGATATATTATCAAATAACTGTTGAGAAGAATTAATAAGAAGATATACAGGAGGAGGTAATATTACCTCAATATGATAATAGTTTTCACAAAACTCATAGTTATATACTTTAGTAAATATCTTAGAAATCCATCTTTGAGTAATAGCTTGTCTAGTAAATACAGATCTTGCAATTCTGCTATTAGACATAGAATAAGAAGTAGCAAAATCCTGATTGAATGTAGCATTTACCAATTCCATAGGCATAATAGTATTTATTGCTGCTTCTTCCATTTTCTCCATAAGATCTGTCGGAGTATTAATATCTTGTCCTTGAAGAGTATCAAACTGAATTGGAGGATCACCAGAAGGGCCAACAGGAATAATATAATCATTATATTTACCAACAATATTAAGTATATTATTCATAGACTCAAGCTGTCTCATTCCCATATTACCCTTTTTAATCTGGGCTACTACATTCATCATTGTTCTTGCTACATTAGTTTCTACATTCTGTTTTACATAATATACTCTCTTATCAGTGGATCTAGTAATTTTACCAATAATATCAGTAAGATAAAGTAAGATATAAAGCATAGCAGGAATTAACGCTCTATGAAGATCAGAGATACCTCTATGAGTATCTTCATCTAATTCTGAATAACAATGAATGATATCTTCAGCAGGAATAAATGTAACTCCAATATCATTAGAACGAGATACATCAAATTGCTCATTATATCTCAATACTGCATAGATTTCTTCTTTAAGATCTTTATTAGCATTGATAAACTTTGTATCAATAGCAGAAGAGATCTTAGCAGAAATAAATCTAATAGCAAGTTCTTGCTGATCTTCAGACATTTTATAACCTAACTGAGATCCAGAAGGCATACCAGGCATCTGAGAATGATGCCCACCACAGAATCCACATGCAGAGATATCTTCAGCAAATTCAAGATAATAATATCCAACACATTTCTTGCTGATATATACAGGAACTATATTTTCTGGTTTAATTCTTTCTATAACGGCACCATTGAAATTATCATCTATCTTTTCAGGATCATTATCTCTAAATTCAGGAGTAATTAATCCATCAGATACTGTAGCAGATAATCCATCATTAGCATGTTTGAGTTTTTCATATTCTCTAGTAAGAGATTTACCTGCAGCTTCGCCAATAGCTTGTTCATGCATATAAGCCATAGATGTCTGAAGATACTTTAACTGCTCTTTATCCAATACTACTCTCTCATTAATAGATTCAGAGATAATACCAGTCATATTAAAATGAAGGTTAACATCATATCCTGTAAATCTAGAATCAAAGCTTTTAATATCTGTACCAAGATTAGCAGCATCTTCTATGAGAGCTTTATATTCTGAATTATTTATATATCCTTCACTGAGAAGATGAAGTTTTTCTCTTCCCATAGATACAGGACTACTTGTAGAAGATTCGTAGAAACTAAACTGTCCTAATCTAGGATTAGCTTGCCTATATTGAGCCTTTGTAAGTAGTCTCTTAAATGCAATATCATAAGGCACAATATATATGAAATCTTCTCCATATTTAGAGACGTTCATATAAGTTTTAGTAATAAAATTAGCAAAGTCATAATCAACTTCAATTTTATCACAGTTAGAAATAAAAAGTTCTGCTTCAGTTTTACTAGATTTAACTGTTTTAGGATTAATAAAATTTTTAGAGAAGTTATCTGCAGAAAGAACAAGATCTCTCTTTATCTCCAATGCATCTATCAATCTAGGAAGATATCTACAAATTAAATCATACTGAGCATTTCTTGCTTTAATAAAGTTATGGATTGTAGAATTCATAAATAAACTATTTACAAGATTTTCATCCTGAAATAGAGATTGAACTGAATCCATAAGCTTTTGTGAATTGGGCATATTATTGACATCTACTCGCCTAATAAGTTCAGACATTCCTGATGCATCAACATTCGTTTTCTGAAGCTTATCAATAGTAGTATCAAGTCTGTCAATAATTCTATCTAAATCAGCTCTATTATCAGGTCTAGTAATATAGATATCTTTATAAAGACTATCTACTTTCTGATCTAATAAATCCAATTTTCTATCAATCTTACGATATCCAGGCAACTTATTGTCTTTGTCTTTATCAGTTGCTTCAGATACATAAGTGTCTGATCTGAATATAGACATACAAAATACCTCCTTCTAATTATATGTAATTAGACTCAAATATAACAGTATTAAAATATCTAATCGTCTTTTTTACTAGTTATCCTGATATAGTCCTGAATTTTCTTTAAATTCTTTTGAAATTGCTCATTTTGAGTATCTTCGCAAAAAGAACTTTCTATATAACATACAGAATCATTTATAATAGGATTAGAAATCTCATCAAGTGATTTCTTAGCATTTTCAAAATCATTTTTATCTTGAATAATTCTTCTACATATTTCTGCTAAATCTGCTTCTTCTTCTATAGTATTTAGCATTCTTTTAATTCTATCTTTAGTTGAAGAATTAATATAAATCATTTTTAAATTATATTTCTTATTAGTACTCTTTATATTTGCATTATCAAACCATATTCTATATCTCTCATATTGAGTAGGAGCGGCAATACATATATAATTGCCTGTAAGTGGTAAAAGATCTGTTTCTTTAGTAAAATAATGTACAAGTCCTTCAGATATAGTATAATATGATCTCATTTCGATAAGAGTATTATAATCTAACGCTTCTGCATCTTGATTATTAAAAATATAATATTCTTGCCTATTATATTTTGGATGATGCTTTTTAGTAGTACCATATTTAAAGATACTAATTTTAGTTTCTTTAATAAATTTCTTATCAGAAAGAATAGCATCTAAATAGGAATCTTTACCAGATTTAGTCTTAGCAACGATACAATATAAATTTAAGTACCGCAACTTCATCGCCTCCTATCTTAGAAGTATATTTGTCTAATTATAATAATATTAAATAAGTGTGAATCTTGGAATAAATTATAATAAATATAAACGAGAGTGGTGAATTAACACCACTCTCGCTTTTGTTGATCTCGTAAAAAAATTAGTTATTGTGAAGGAACTTTCTGTCAGAAGTTTCATTAGCAAGATCAATAAGAGTCTGATTTGCAGCACCACTTTCAGAATCAAAAATTCCATACTTATGATCATAGCTATCCAAAGACAGAACATCATTCTCAGTAAGAACATTGAAGTTGCTCGTCTTGGTACTAGCATTGTAACTATACTCAACGCCAGTACGATTCTGAAGCAGTCTCTTTGCAGCCTTGTCAACTTCATAACCAGTAATCGGGAATGCAGTCCATTCAAGGTTTACCGTCTGGTTAGTACCAATATCACTTCTATTACCATTGTAAATAGAAGTATCAGCTTTCGTCAACTGGCAATTGCAAAGTAACCATGCCTTTTCAACACGGAGCATAGTAGAGTCTGTAGCAACGTAGAGGAATGTAAATACTTCGTTCTCATAGCTAGGCTCGATTGCACCATACTTAATCAGACCATGATAAGTTCTAGCCTGAGTCATAGGATCTTTAATTCCTGTCAGGTAATACTCACAGAACTTCGTAATCGGAGAACCAATCTTCTCATAGAACTCAGAAGAAATAGTGATCGAAGTATCACGAGAAACCTTACCAATCATATTCTGTTCATTAATACCATCGGAAATCTGCATACCAGTATCACCTGTGGTATCAGGAAGTCCATCAAGACCCTTAAACTCAGTCTCAAGAATATGACGGAAATTATTTACCAGAAGAGCAGCAGAATCATCATTCTCAGCCAGCATAGTCATAAATCTAGGCATTTCGAGAACTGCAAGCATCTGGTATCCCTTTTCGTACATAGTAAACTGTCCGATTTGGGAGAAATCAGTAACTCCGTTGAAAGCGGTGTACTGAACAAGGTTCTTCGGTCTAATGGTATAAGGATTGACCGGAGATTTAGTTACAGCATTAAATCCATTAATAGCCATTTATTCCACCCCTTTCATTATTCTAAGTTGTTAATATTCAGGACATAGATGTCAAACAATTCAGCCTGCTCCCACTGATTGAATGCAACTTCCAGTGTAGCATAGAAAATCTTCTGACTTGCTCTAAGCTTATCCTGAGTATAGTTAAATTTGATACTGTAGAATGCAGAAGTGAAGTTACTAATAACATTCTGAACCTTCTTAGCGTACTCAGACATATCGTAACCATCAATAAGCTTGAAGCGATTCTTCGGGCATTCTGTACGAATAGCACGAATAACTTCCTGAACATTAATGACATTGTTGATGAAGCTAAGCTCAGTATAATCATCCTGAGATGTATACTCAGTCTGAACAACACACTGATCACCCTGGAAGATAGCATAGTTAAGTCTAAGATCATCCATAGCCTGCTTCTGATCTACTATAGGAGTAACAACAGGAGTGAAATTAACAGTTCCCTTGATAGCATCGCGAAGAACAAAACCATTGACAATACCTGCAACAGGAGAAGAAGCAGTTCCAGTAAGGAACATATTCACCAACGGAGCAGCCATATCATAAGTCATGGTAACTTCAATATTACGCAGAGTAACAGGATCTTTTACCATATAAGAAGTTGCAAAAGGAGCAGAGAACTTATCATGAGTTTCAATCTGCCGATATGCATCATAAATCTCTGTATATGTAGTAAGACCAGTACCAAGATCTCTAAAGAACATAAAGTCCTTACGGAAAGTTGCTAACTTTGCAATAGCTTCTTTGATAACATTGGGGAAGTTGGCATCCAGAACTGCAGCAACCTGATGTGTATCTACATCGTAAATTTCATCAGAAACTTCTCCAGCAAATACAGCACGAATTGCTTCAGTCCAAGCCTGTGTTCCAACAGGGGCATCACCAAACTCACCATTATCGCCTTCGGCAAGAAGAATACCAAAATCAGTATTCAGATCAACACCTTCTGCATCAACAGTAAAGTTAGGAATAGAAGCACCATTGAAAGTATAACCATAAATAACATCATAGTTTGCAAGGTCTTCTGCACTCATATTAAGAGCTTCAGCAAGGAAATTGATATAAGCATCATAAACTTCATCAATAACCATACCGTTAAGCTGCTTAAGAGAATCATTGGAAATAGCATAAGCCTGATTTCCATAGATTACACCAGGATTCAGCGTAACAGTAGCCGCTTCAATCTGAGTAGTTCCTTCATAAACAACTGCACTGTAGAAAGTCTTTCCAATACTACGAGAAGTAGTATAGTCAGGAATCAATCTAATAGCTTTTGCAGATGCACCTCTACCATTATCAGTAAAGAATGCAACAGGGAATGTACCAGTGCTAGCATCAGTAAGATCTTCAATAGCCTTCTTAACATCATCAAAGGTCTTACATCCAGCAATACTAGCAGTTTCCCACTTAACCTTAGCAGTACCGATCATAACAGGATTATCAGTAACTTCTGTAGTTTCATTTCCATTTTCATCAAGATAAATCGGATGCCCTTCACTATCAGTCTTTTGAACTTCAGAAGCAGTTACTTTAGCAATTAAAACAATATTTGCTAAAGTTGCATCTTCTGCACATACTCTGTAGATCAAGAGCTCTGCTCCAGCATCAATCAGCTTTTTGGCCTGAATAGCATTCTGGCCATGCTTGCTGAAATACATCTTAGATCCATAGATATCGTAGAACTCTTGCCCATAAACGCGATTAAAGCCTTCAATACCTTTGTCAAAAGAGCCAACTGTCAGAAACAACGGCTTATAGACATTACTGGCAATATCAGCATTTTGGGTAATTCCTGAATTATCTATGATATTAAATGTAGATCCAGGATACATTGTTTATTCCTCCTTATTATATTTTTAAAATGAGCTTTGTATAGATATTTTTATCAAGCTTTTAGGTGCCAAAACCAATAAAGCTAGACTTTATAGATATGTTAAAATTTAGAATATAAGGAACATTTGATAATTTTGTAAATATAATATATCTCAATTATATACTATAAAATTGAAGGAGGTATATAAAATGTTTGGTGTAAGAAGAAATCCTGATACGTTTCAAGTACCTGTAGAAATACAAATTGAAGCTATCAAAAATAATGATAATCTTACAGAAAAACAAAAACAAAGAAAAATCAAAAAGTTAGAAAAACAAATGGTAAAAGAAATGTTTAAACAAGGAGGAAAGAAAGTATGAAACAAAAAGAAGTAGCAAGAAAGTTTGATGTTGATCAGCTTGAAAGCCTCATCAATGATGAGACTGAACGTTCTTTAATGGTTCTGAAAAGAGCTATCAATATTCTCAAAAAGAATGGGATTTCTTATATATCCCAAATCAAAACTATGTATGAGGAGCGTGGAGAAATTTATCTTCGTACTAAATTAACTGGTTTTGAAAGACTCGGAAAGAAAATGGTAGAAGACATCATGACAAGAGCCGTCTGTTATGATTATCCTGAGGGATATCATGTAGAAATCAAAGAACTTCCTGAGTGGTATTTTGATGATAGTAATCCTATAAAGAAAGCGACTCCGGTAAAAAAGGAAGATTTGGTTTCTATGGAAGAACTGGAATCATTGTGCGATGAACCCGAGATTGCAGAGATTTCCATGGAAGAATTAGAAACTCTTTGTCCTGATGATCAAGTAGATACTGAGGAAACTAATGAGGATATTGAAGATCCTTTAAAGAGTTATCCAAAGTATAAAATGTCCGAATTGGAAGCTCTTTGTGCAGATGATGTTGATGCAGTAGCTATAAATGTCAATGAGTATAGTAAGAACCTCATTGATGAAGAGGAGCTTCCTGCTTTGGTTGTAAGTTTGTTCTTCGATATATTCGATGATGAAGAGCATATAAGTCCGGAACGTGTTTTTGCAGGTATGACAAATTATAGTCAAAATATCGCTTTCTATACAGATCAGAGAGCGTATGTCTCTAAAGACTATTTTATTGATTTCTTCAATACAAAAACGCGAAACTTAAAAACTATAAATAATCTGGGCCAACTTAAAATGCTATATGTTGGTCTTGAAAATGCTGATTGTATTATAAAATCAGTTGGTGAAAACGGCTTTAAATATTGTTGGGGAAGAAAGCCCAAAGTACTTGGTAGAGAAAACAAACTGAATTATATCGAGATCAAGATCATGGATGCAGAAGCTTTTCTTAATAGAAAGCTTAATATTGCTACTAAAGATCAAATTGAAGATATTCGGTCAATGTTCTTTACAGATACTGCAATTCCTAAGAATGAAAATAAACCTGTTAATCGGAATCATTTTTATTTGATTCCGTTATCTTGTAAGGAAGGAGTGTTCAATTTTAAAGCAATCAAAATAAAGAATAAGATGAATTTCGCAAATATCAACGAAATTACAGGATCATATATGTTTAATGCAAATGATCCGGGAAATGGCAATCTGTTGCTTCCCAGATGTTGCGGAGAGGAAGACTATGATCTAATAATGGGAAAGATTAAAGAGTTTTTTGAATTATAATCTATTATAATCTGCTTCCAAAAAATAAAAGCTCCAGCAGGTTATAATACCTGCTGGAGTTTCTTTTTATCCCATTAATACAGTTTCTAATGGAGAATAAGGAATATCTTTTTCATCTTTATCTTTCATCAATACAGCACTCATTATACCTTCATCAAATCCTTCAGATGTAAGGCTGGTAAAAGGAGATGTATAATTAGGTAGTTTCTTTACAGATATAGGTGTATATGCATGCATATCATTCATAGATGTATATCTAAATGGTTCTGTTACATTTTTTGGATTTCTAGCAATACCAGAAGCTAATACTCCAAGAATTTGTGCATGAGTACCATAAGAAAATCCATTTAATTCTATATTCATTAAAAACTCTTCCCAAATCTTATCATAAGCAATAGAATTAGGAATTTTAGCAGTAATCATGGTAAGTTTAAAAAACATTTCTACATTATCTATTAATTTAGGAACTCTAATATTTGATATAACTTCATCACCTTTTTCAAAATGAAGAAGTCTATAATCATTACCACCTACATTGCCTTCTTCAGTATCTTGAGATTCTGAGGTAGAATAAGAAAGATGCTTAAGTTTAAGATCTTTTACTTTTTCTATTCTATTAGGCTTGCACATAATCATTGTAGGGAAATTAAATAAGTAAGGTCCATTAGCCTTACCATTTTTATCTATAATAGAATATAACAAAATACCTATAACAGTAACAAATTGACCAGATATTTCTGCTATAGGCTGCTTTGTATTATCATTAAAAAATACTTCAGGTACATAAAAAACAAATTCTGCATCATCAAGATTAAAAACAAGAGAATCACCAACTCTTGTAAGATATTTAGGCATTATAATATACCTCCTTATAAGCATTATAATGATGTGCATCTTGTAAAAGTTCTAAGTTTCAATTGTATATTATAATTATGATATACATGAGTATATTAATAACAACAAACACTTTTTACTATATGGAGGTAAAAAAGTATGAAAACTATGACCAAAAAAGAGTTTATGCAACAATATATCTATGGCTTCAAAAATTTTATGTCCCATAGACAGATAAAGTACTCGACCAGTGAGATCGAGTATTGCCCTGCCCATACCATTATGGATCTTAAATTCAATTACAAGTTTCCTTGCATCATGCTGTATAATAAAAGCAAGGATGTAACTTACCTATTTATTCAATGTACTGGATTGATAAATCTCGATTTTTGTAATGATAACAAAGAAGGTGATCTTTTCATCTTCAAAGGTGATAGAAGAAATGATCTTGTAGAAGATCATCTTCTTAAATCTAAAAAGTTTTTAAACTATCTCAATAGCAAATACGATCAGTATGAGCGTGAAATCCGGGAAGAAATTTCCGCAGAAGCTAATAAGGAGGAAATCTAAATATGGAAAAAACTGTAATTGACATGAGCACAAGAAACAGCAAATTCTGGGTATTGATTTATTTGACCCAGTTTTTTGTAACAACACTGGGTCTTTTTTCCGTCACCTTCAAGGCAGTAAAGGATATCAATGATATCCAGGTTGACCTTGATGATGAGGACTGGGAAGAGAAATTTGATTCTCAGTCTAATAAAATAGAAGGCAGAGTTCACATTGCCGCCTTCTGTTATATGATAATACAGGTATTATCTTCAATCATCCTGTTTATCAAAGCGGATAAGAAATAAGCAGGCCAAAGCCCAGAGGAGATAAAACTCCTCTGGGCTTTGTTTTATTTTTTGCCTCACACGCGAACTAAATTAATTGGTTTTGTACTTAGGACATTTCGTCTGACTAACAATCTTTACATAAGGAGCAGTCTTAATAGTCTTAGTAGCTCCAGGATTATCCTTATCAGGAACAGACTTACTTCCTGCAGGCATAGTCTTAGCAAAGATGTTAGCTTCAGAATCTGCATTCTGTACAAGATTCATCTTTCTGCCAGTACGAGAATATACATCAACAAAGTCTCTCATATTCTCCAGCATGAATGTTGCATCTCTCTTAGTGAACTTATAGTTCTCTGCAAGATGCTGAGAATCTCTTGCATCCAGCTGTGTAGCGCCAGCAATAACATGAGCAACAAAATCAACTGCATTGGCATGAGGATTACGATCTCCAACATGACCAATATTCTTATCATAAATACCTACTGTAAATTCAGAATCATTCAGCATAGCAGTCATAACTTTGACTTCATCTACCTTATTGATAGATACCTGCTTAGTATTCTTTTTGATCTCCTGTACCAATGCTTCAAGTTCAGATGCCATTTTTAATTCCTCCTTAAGTTATATTGTGTGTGTTTGAAATTCTAATCTTTATTATAAGTATCAATTAAGATACGTATAATTCTTCTTTATTATTCGATAAGAATCTTATTGGGCAATATGGCTTAATAGTACCATTATTTATCAACCAATCTTCTATAGATTTCATATCATTAGTAGTTAATAGTTTGAAAAATTTACTATTTTCTAAAGAAAAATCCGGTAGCAGATTACCATATTCATTTATTTTCTTTTTTTCAGGCATAAATCCTCCAAATTATAAATCTTCAGATTTATCAAAATGTAATATATGGTGTAATTTTTGATAAAATTTATCTCTCTAATTCAACCTATTTAGATATAATCTAGATATATCATTTCTAATTATACGTAAGTTGGTATAGTTATAAAAAATTACAATTTATATAATAGAATAATATATGATAATAAACTTTTATATAAGAAAAATACTAATATTTGGAGGAAATAATGTATCTATTAGATATTATAGAAAATAACTTTTATAAATATATCACTTGTACCAAACAACAATTATTATCTAATCATAGACCAGGATTATTATATTATGTATTGGATACCGGTGAAACTATAATGTTTACATGCGATAATAATATGATATCTATAAATGATATTACTATAAATTATAATTATGGTATAGATTTGATGATAAATGAAGAACCAATTAAAGGATTAAGAAAAATGATATATAATAAATTTCATATAATGCAATTTGAATGTCCAAAATGCCATTCTCATAGATATAAAAAGTATAAAGGATATATAGAAGGTACTACTAATATTAAATGTAAACAATGTGGTATAATTTATAATTGTAATCTGTAAAATAAAGTCCATAGGAGATTACTCTCCTATGGATTATTTTATTCTACAAGTTCTACATCATAACCAAGAGTAAATCCACCAGCATAAGCTGCAACTCCTAAAGATTTTTTAGCTCTATAAATTATATTTTGAATAGCTTTTGCTTTAGAAGTAGCTGTTGTTTCTGCTTTAAAGTTCATACAAACACATTTACCAAATTGATATACTGGTCCATTGTAAGAATATATATTACTGGTTTTTACAGGATATATTTTTCTGGGTCTTTTCTTTATATCATTTCTTTTAGGAGCTTTATTATCTACAGTAATAAGACCATCTACTGTAAACATCATATCATACTCATATCCATCTACACTTATCATATATACCTCCTATTTTTCAATTATTTCACTCATAATAATATTCTCCTTATTAACTATTAGTATTAAGATTTGTATATAATTACATTATTATAATACTCAATTTAAAAGGAGGTATTGTATAATGAATTTATATGGTGATTCTATATTTGAATCTATGGAAACGGATATGAAAAATAAAAATAGTGCTCAACAATCTCTTAGAAATGGTGATATTGAATCTGCCAAAAAAGCAGCTAATAATATATCTGATACTGCCAAAAAAGCTACTGTAAAGGCGGCTATAAACAGACAACAAAAATCTGAAAAATCTTCCGATAAAGAATAAAATCATGCTTCTAGGAAGTAATTCCTAGAAGCTTTTATTCAGGATTAATCGAGAAAACATACTAATAATCGGAACTTTAACTACTAAAGGAGGAATAAATAATGGCTATTCCTACATATGTAAAGAATGTAGCAAAGTCTTTTCAATATGCTATAACTGATACTATTAAAGATTATAATCCAGTTATAGATAGTATGCTTTCCGATACAAAAGACACTGCTGAAAGTCTTTTTTCATCTATTGGATCTTTTAAAGATGATCTTATGTCTGGTAGTGAGAAATCTTTAAAAGATGAGATTAAAGACAGTGCTAAAGATATCTGGGAAAATCTTAAAGATGATATCACTTCCGGTAATCTTTATCGAAGAGATAAGAAAAATCCTATAGCAGATCTTGCATTTCAAGCAGCTGGATTTGATATGGCAGATTTTGATGCAGACTTCGATATGGAAGATTGGGGAGACGATGAATGGACAGCTGATGATTCTGAGAAAGCTGAAGTAGAACAATCAGTCAAAAATACAAAAGCTACATTAGTTGCTATGGATATAGCAACTGATAGAATAGTAACTGGAGTTACAAAAGTACAAGCCGAATCTACACAATATTTAGCGCATGTTACCAGAAGTGGTAACAAGGCTATGTATGATTTAAATAAGAGAGGCTTCAATAATGTATCTCGTGCATTATTATCCGTTAATAACTCCATTGCTACAATTGCGCAACTCGGGAAGCCATTAACCGAGCATATGCAAAATACTGTTACATTCTATACTAGAACTACTGAGACATTAGAGGCTATTAAAAATTCTTTATCTGTTATAGAAAAGAATACTTCTGTTGGAACTACTAATGGATATGGTAGCAATAGAGCATCTAATATGTTTGCTGATATGTTTAGCGATGATTCTGGTCTTAGTATTAGCTCTTATGTTGATATGGTTAAGGAAAACTTTGGTGACTATAAATGGATGGTCGAAGGCTTAGTAAATGGAGCTAAAAATTTAAAGAATGGTAGAAAGGGTGGATCATTTGGTAAAGGTATTTCCATTACTACAATGGCAATGCAAATGATATCCAAAGCATTAATTCCTCAAGCTTTAGCATCTGCAATGAAAGGGATTAATGAATCTCTTAAATCTTTTTCTGGTGCGGCTTTATTAAAGTTTAGAGATAAAGATTCTGGTAATTTCTTAATAGAGTTTTTAAAAGACATGATTATGCCTGATAATTCTCTTAGAGAAAATATTAGAACAGGTGCTTATGAAAAAGGAAAAGTATCTTGGGATGGTATTTCTAGAAAAGCATTAACTGAAACTATACCTGGATATTTGAAAATGATCTATGCTTCTATTTCTGGTAAAGAATTAGTTTATGACTATGATAAAGGTCAATTTAGATCTTTAGGTGAAGTTAAAGACCAATTTGATAAAGATAAGCATAGTTATGTAAAATCCAGTGGTGGTGATTTTAGAACTGCTGCTATAGAAAGATTAGCTAAACAAAGAGGCATTGATCCTAAAGATAATAGTAAGAAAGCAGAATTAAATGCTATTGCTGCTGATGTAGATAAGTTTTTTAGTGGTGCATTATTTGGTACAGCTGATCAGCGCTCTGGATACCATAATATTAATGATCCTAAATGGGCTGAAAAAATGGGATTAACTCCTGAAGTAGCATCTGTATTATTAGCTATATTAGGAGAATCTAAGAATGCTACTGGTAAGAATAGAAATCTTTTAAATAGATATATCACTGAAGTAGAATCTAATAGAAATAGTTGGAATAGTCATATTGCTTCTATGGAATCTAGTGGTACTTCTGTATATAATAATTTAGCTAATGGTTCCAGTACTGATGGAAAAGGTGGTATATTTGGAGGAGCTTTCAATAAAGCTGTTCATAGTATTGCTGAAGTTATTCCTAGTTATCTTGCTATGCTTCTTTCTAATCAGCAAACTCAGCTTGGAGCTATGGGATTTAAACAGGGTATTTATAAATACTATGATTATAGAACTGGTAAGTGGTCTAAGTCTGGAGTTAGAACTATTAATGCTAATATTAAAACTGGTGGTACTGTAACAACTTCTGCTGTTAGAGGAAGAGAATCTGAAACCAAAAGTAGTGGTACATCTTCTAGTAGTTCTAGTTCTGATGATTCCGACCCGCTCTCGTATTTGACAGAAGAGCAGCGTAAAGCTAAAGAAAAAGAAGAGAAAGCTAAGAAAGCTATAGAAGAAGTTAAGGGATCTAAAATAGGTAAATTTCTTAAAGGTACTAGTGATAGAATTAAAGCTATCTTTAAAAATGAAAATGCTCCCGGTATAATTGGTAGTGTTTCTAGAATGATTAATTCTGTAGCTTATTCTATGGATACTATATTCTTAGGTAAAGATGAAAATGATCCTAATAGCCTTAAGAATGTATTATCTACTGAGCTAAAAGAAATCTTTAAACCTATAAAAGATCTTTATAATAAATATCTTAAAGAGCATTTTGATAAATTCTCTAAATGGCTAGATGAAAAGTTTCCTGGACTTGCTGGTGTAAAAAGTAAACTTAATGAATGGAAAATTAAATCTGGAAATTGGGTACATAATAAAATATTTGGAAAAAATTCTATGGCTTATGAAAGAAAGTATGGTTCTATTCATGAAGCCGAATTAGAATCTGATAGAAGATATGCTAGATTAGCTGAGCTTCAAGAAACAAATCCTCAGGCATATGAAGATGTAATGTATAGAGATAATAGTGATGATGACGATGTAATGCATTACGCCAAAGGTGGATATGTACCTAGAACAGGCTTGGCAGTTCTTTCTAAAGGTGAATTAGTTATACCTTCCGAATATAATCCATATTATCATGGCCCTACTAATAAAGCTTCTCAGATAGCTGCTGAAAAGAATATTGCTAAAAGATATTTTGGTAATTATGCTGAAGGTGGTATAGTTGGACTTGGAATGCAAGGACTTGGAGAATTATTATCTTTCTTTTCTAATAATTTTTCCGGTAAAAAGGAAAGTAAAGAAGATAATAATAAAGAAAGTTCTACATTAGCTAATAAACTTAAATCACTTACTCAGGCTGCTTTTAAAGGTGAAGATAGTAAAGATAATGTGGCATCTATGGCTGCTGGTGGATTGATCGGTGGTGGTATCTCTTTACTTACAGGAGCAGTTGTAGGTCCTTTATTTGGTGCCGCTATCGGCGCTGGTGCTGGATTAATAATCAACTCTAAAGAGGTCCAGAAAGTTCTTTTCGGTGAGCCTAATGAAGATGGTACTTATGGAGGTGGATTATTATCGTCCAAAGTATCTACTTTTATGAAGAACCAATTACCTGATATGGGTAAAGGAGCTGGAATTGGTGCAGCTGCAGGATTATTCCTCGGATCTCCTGTATTAGGTGCAATAGTTGGTGCTAGTGTAGGGTTTGCTAAAAACTCTGAAACTGTTAAGAAATTCTTATTTGGTGAATATAAAAATGGAGAAGAAATTTCTAAAGGATTAATACCTAAAGAAATTCAAGACAAGTTTAAAAAGGGATTACCTAGAGCAATTGCTGGTGCTGGTATTGGATTAGTCGCAGGACCTTTTGGTGTATTACCTAATATGCTTTTAGGTGCTGGTATTGGTTTCATGACTACTTCTGAAAAATTCCATGAAACTATAATGAATACTGGTAATGCTATTTCTGGTTTCCTTACTAGAACTATTACTGATATTGGATTTAAGCTGAAAGTTGCATTATTTGGTGACGGTAAAGATAAAAAAGGCTTAGTTAATATTATCAAAGATAAACTTGTTGGATCTGGTAAAGATGGTAATGGATTACTTGGAAGAATAGCCGGTAGACTTTATAAAACAGCTGCTGGAATTATTAGTATTCCTACAGGTATTGTGAATGCTTATGGTGCTCATAGAAAAACCAAGAACATTACTAGAGGTTATAATGTATATGATAAGTCTCTTGGTCGTAATATGACTGCTTCTGAAAGAAATAGAGAAAGAACAAGATTAAAACTTTCTAAGAAAGATGCTGGTGATTATGAATTTGATAATTTTCTTGCATCTCTTTCTTCTAAAGATGAATTGGATAAACTTACTACCGCTTTAGCTAGTGGTGATAGTTCTTTTACATCTGAAAGTGGGGAAATTCTTGATCTTTCTAAATATTCTAAAGGACAACGCAAGAATTTATCTAGTTTAGTTAATTCAGAAAAAAGTTCATTTAACGATGCTGGCACCAGAATACAGGAGACTGTTAAATAT